ATTAAAAAGACAAGGTATCTCTATACAACAACAAGATAAACAATTAATTGAAGATTCGTTAGAATTATTAAGAGATGCAAATAGGGTAAATGCACAAAGAATGCAACCTTTTGATAACCTACATATACAAAAAATAATATCTAATGCATCAAGAGGTTCACATCCACCTGATGAAATATACCAAAGAGTTTTTTTAGGAGGTTCTGCAAAAGATTTACAGGATTTATTTAAAGCCACTAGAAACTATGATGAATATTTAAAATCTATAAATAAAGCAGATGAGGCAATTACAGAGAAGAAATTAAAAGCACAACTAAAGAAAAAGTTTTTTGATGATGCTATATATAAGGCTACAGATGGTGGCACTCAAAGAATCAACTTTACTACATTCGCTAGACAGTTTTTTAACTTTGATAAAGATATGGCAGCTAAAGGTAAAATAGATGAGCTTTTTAGAAATGCACAAGGAATTTCAACTGGACAACTTGTAAGAGAAACCATTAGGAATTTAAACCGAGTACAACCTAATAGATGACTTTACTGGTACAAATATTGGTTTAGATGCTAGTGATCAAGGTAGAGCATTTGTAAGAGCTTTATCATCTTTAGCTGACGAATCAGAAAAGGTAATGAAGTTTAGAGCTAATAGAGCAATATCTGAATTACCCGAAAAAGGTATAGAAGCTACTACTGATACTGTATTTAGGCCTGGCAACGCATCTGTAATTAACACTTTAAAAGGCACTGTAGATGATGATGTGTTTAAAAGCATACAACAAGCAAGCATGATGAAACTGCTAAAAAGATCTGTAGATTTTAATGGCAAAGGTAAGATTAACGATATATTTAAGTCAGGCAATCTAGAAACAGCACTAAACAGCTACGGTGATGAAACTTTAGAAGCTATGTTTGGAAAAGAAATTACTAGAGGTTTAAGAAGTTTTCAAAAAGAAGTAGACGTATTGACCAAGGGTGAATTAGGCAGAGGCGGTAGTGCTGGTGGATTGGTAGCTGCGGGACTTGGTGCTGCTGTTGTATTTGCACCTTTACAAACATTACCTGCTTTGCTTGGATTAACTATTATTCGTGGTTTATTAGGTAGCCCTAAGTTTGTTGGGCTTTTAAGCAAAAAAGATCCAGGCTCTATTGCACAAATGATACAAATGATGGAAAGAGCAGCAAGACAGTATGGCGTTAGAATGGTTGATGGATCTTATGTAGAGTCTGGTGTTGACTTAGTAAAAGAAGGTTTTGAAACAGGTAAAACTGCAGTTGGTATAACAGATGAAGATATACAACAACAAGCAGACGAAGGCCTTAATATATTCCAACAACTAAGAGAACAAGTTACTGCACCACTTAAAACTTCAGAACTACAACTACCAGATGTCCAACCTATGCAATCACCCACAGATCCATTATCACCAGAACGTATAGACTTTGCAGAACAGGTTGCTGGTAGGCCTATAGTTTAACTATCTTCAAAGAAAGTAGGATCAACTGCTACAAATCTTTTAGCTGGTCTGCCTTTACCACCGATTTTAATTTCAACTTCTTGTATCTCCCCTGCATTTTTAAGCCTTTCAATAATCTCTTTTACTTCATAAGACTTCATACTACGGAATAGTTCGTGCCTATCCACTTCACGTTTAGATATACCTTCGCCATTCCTAGATCTAATAAATGATAATACTTGTTTAATCTTTGACTCTGTTGCACTACTAGCCACCTTATCTCTACAAGCTTCTATAAACAATAAATCATAATATCTAATAAAATCTACAGCCCAGCGTGTAATATCTCCTGTAATGGCTGTAGCGTCTGCATTTGATGCAAGAGTACATAATAAAGACAAACGCATAGCTTTCTCCTTAGAACGGCTTAGAAGTGGCTCTAGGTTATCTTTTTCTAGTATATCTTGTCGTTTAACTATCTCTCTTGCAAAGTCTTGTAATATCTCCTCTGATTCTCTATCAAACTTTAATACTATTTGATCTAAATCTAATTCTGAATTATCCCTAGATAAATCAGTCATAGTTCCTCTTGTTCTTCTTACATAATTAACCCAATTGACTATAGACGTTGGTGGTGATGTAAATCGTTTAAGTTCACCTACTCTTCTTGGCTCAGTAGATTCAACAACTACAAAGCGGTTTAAAAACCCGTCTGCAATCCTGCCACCATTTAATGCTTTATAAAAATTCTTTGGTACTGACAAACCAACTAATGTTATAGCTGGTTTATGTGTCACACGACTCATCATCATTTCTTTGTATTGTTCCTGAACATTCATAAGTGAGTAGTTATCTGGTCGCAAAGTACCATGACAACGCCCCCAAGCTTCCATAAGTGTTTGGATACCATCTTCTCTATTTGTATTGGTTGATGCACCGATTGCCTCTAGTCTTTTACCAAACTCATCCATAATGGTTATCTGTGTAGGCCTCATCTTTAATACAGAGTGCACAGCACCACTTGATGTATAACCATCGCCTACTACAAGCTTTTCGTGATCACTAGCATTTAGCACAGACTCAACAAATGTTTTGATGTTTTCTTTACCTTGACCAGATTTAGCTATACCCATGAAATACATAGAAGAAAAGTTATTCATGTTGGTCCTATAAATACGGCCACAAGTAACACTAGCTAATGCCAATGCACCTATGAGAGATAATTCTGGTTGTGGCACTTGTGCTATCTCTTCACAAAATTTAAACATATCTTTTAATAGTCCTGGTGGGTTGAATAAATCTTTTGGTTTCTGTATGCTTTCTGAAGCTTGAATGAACAATGGTGCTATCCTGTTCTTTCTATCGTGAGTGTTTTTGACGCTCTCTACAACGCTATCTATCTCTGTTTGTGGTAACGGTGGATTATTATTTTTATTCCAGTTCTGCAAAAATATTTTTACAAATTGTATATTTACATTCTTAGAAATTAAATAACCAGCTATTCTTGCAGCTCCATCATTTCTTGATCCCTCCATAACACCATCTAATGAAAATGGTGCAGTTTGTACTCCTGTTTCTGTTTTTGGAACGCCTGTAATTTTTTGAAATTCAACCTCTGTAAAATCTGGTAAATCATTATGATCATGTATTTTCCAATCAGCAAATGTTACTGGCTTATAGATCTGTCCGTTAGCGTGTCTATTCCATGGTGCAATAATTAAGCCACCAACACCTCTTATATCTATTAATCTATCTATTGGAGTTTCAGGAGTTCTTCTTGTTGCAAAGGTGGTATAGTTTTGTGGATTGTTATAATAGTAATGCATACCCTTACCAGTTATAACTTTAAATGGACAAGCAGGCATATTCTTATCTACCCAATCCATCGCCTCTGGTGAATCAGCATCTACTACAATAAATTTACCACATACTAAAGCTACAACAAGATTGTCCCTACCTTTAAACCATGACTCTACAAGGGCTCTATCAGGCCTTACTTCTTTATATTTTTCCCAGCTTCCTAGAAAAGGTGGTGGTTTTTTATTAGATCTTTGTAAAGGAACTACGTTATAACCATCGTCATAATATGCAAGTGCTTGCTCTAAGGACGTATCTTCCTCAGTAATGTTAAGCTGAAACACACTAAGCTTCTTGTGCTATATCATTTACTGACCCGAAGATACATTCAAAATCTAATCTGCCTTCAGTAGCTTTTATTATTTGTTTGGCTTGATTAATGGTAGGTTGCCTGTAACCATATCTCCATGATTTACATGAAGCTTCAGAACACCCAAAATCTTCAGCAGCTTTCTTTTGTCCAAGAAATTCAATGTATTCTCTTAGAGTATATCTTTTAACTACTCTATCTGTATGATTAGGTTTAACTCCTAACGTTTCAAATTCTTTTAATTTTTGTGATGATAGTGACTTTATTCTATGATAATAGTTGGCCTGCCATATTAAATCTTCTTTGTTTATATCTTCCATGTTTTTCTCCTCGTAACTTTTTTTGAAAAAATATTCACATATTGTAGATAAGTAGTATATAATATGCAAGTTAATTTTAATTTTAAGGAGATTGAAGATGGAATTATCAAGTAGAATAGTATCTCCGCAAAAGTTAGTTCAAGACCAAGGTGCAAAAATCTTGGTGTATGGAATGGCTGGAGCAGGGAAAACAACATTAGCTAAAACTTGTCCTGGCAAAGTTCTTGTTATAAGTGCTGAAGCTGGACTGTTATCTATTAAAGATGCAGACAACGTTGAGGCTATAGAAGTAAAAGAAGCAGCAGAAGTTATGGAACTTCATGATGCTTTGAAGTCTGGTAAATTACAATATGATACTGTGTGTTTAGATTCAGTATCTGAAATAAGTGAGATCTTATTGACAT